GGAGATAATAGTTATGATGGTGAAAAACTAAATTTACTAGTACATGATGAAAGTGGTAAGTGGGAAAGACCCGATAATATTTTAAATAACTGGAGGGTTACAAAAACATGTTTACGATTAGGTAGTAGAATTATAGGTAAATGTATGATGGGCTCGACTTCAAACGCATTAGATAAAGGTGGAGACAATTTCAAAAAACTATATAACAGCTCAGACGTCACAGAAAGAAATAGAAATGGTCAAACGAAGTCTGGTTTGTACTCTTTGTTTATCCCAATGGAATGGAACTACGAAGGATTTATTGACGAGTACGGACTTCCTGTATTTAATACGCCTGACATCGATGTATTCGACCCACACGGAGAGTTAATAGATGTTGGTGTAATAGATAGTTGGCAAAACGAAGTAGATGGTTTAAAATCTGATCAAGACGCATTAAATGAATTTTACAGGCAGTTTCCAAGAACAACAGAACATGCTTTTAGAGATGAGTCTAAAAATTCAATATTTAACTTAGTAAAATTATACCAACAAATAGATTATAACGAAGGTTTAGGAAATACTTTAGGAATTACAACCGGTAGTTTTCAATGGTTAAACGGTGTAAAAGATTCAACAGTAATGTTTTATCCAAATCCAAAAGGTAGGTTTAAAGTTAGTTGGGTTCCACCTTCTCATTTACAAAATAAAGTTGTAATTAAAAATGGTGTTAAATATCCTGGTAATGAGCATATAGGTGCTTTTGGTTGTGATAGCTACGATATATCAGGAACGGTAGACGGTCAAGGCTCAAAAGGTGCTTTACATGGTTTAACTAAATTTAGCATGGAAGATGCACCACCTGCACAATTTTTTTTAGAATATATAGCTAGACCACAAACAGCTGATATGTTTTTTGAAGATGTTTTATGTGCTTTGGTATTTTATGGTATGCCTCTTTTATGTGAGAACAACAAACCAAGATTATTGTATTACATGAGAAGAAGAGGTTATAGAGGTTTTAGTATGAATAGACCAGATAAAGTTTGGAACAAATTATCAACTACTGAAAAAGAAATAGGAGGTATACCAAATACTTCAGAAGATATTAAACAAGCTCACGCTGCTGCAATTGAAATGTATATACAAGAAAAAGTAGGAGAAACAAGCGAGGGCAATTATGGAAATATGTACTTCAATAATACTTTAAATGATTGGAGTAAATTTGACATAAACAAAAGAACAAAGTATGATGCAACAATAAGTTCTGGATTAGCTATAATGGCTTGCAATAGACACTTATATGCACCAAATGCAAAGATAGAAAGAAAAAGTATCGATATAAGTATTGCTCGGTACAACAATAGAGGATCAAATTCAAAAATAATTAAACGATAATATGGCAGAGTCTGTACATACAAATTTTCCTTCTCAAGTTGTTAGTGATTTAGAAAAAATCACTACAGAGTATGGTTTGAAAGTAGCAAAAGCTATAGAGCTAGAATGGTTTGATGGGCCTGCTCAAAATAGAGCTAATCAATCACAAAGAAAGTATCACAACTTAAGATTATACGCTAGAGGAGAACAATCAATACAAAAATATAAAGATGAATTATCTATTAACGGTGATTTGTCTTATCTTAATTTAGACTGGACACCAGTTCCTATTATACCTAAGTTTGTAGATATAGTAGTTAATGGTATGGCAAATAGATCATATGATATAAAAGCTTATTCACAAGATCCTTATGGTGTAGCAAAAAGGACAGAGTATATGGAAAGTATCTTGAAAGATATGAGAACCAAAAGCTTTAATGATCAAGCAAAACAACAGTTTAATATAGATCTTTACAAAAATGATCCAGAAACTTTACCTGAAACTGAAGAAGAGTTAGGTTTGCACATGCAACTAACATATAAACAAGAGGTTGAATTAGCAAACGAACAAGCTATAAATGTATTAATGGAAGGTAGTAAATACGATCTTACAAGAAGAAGATGCTTAGAAGATTTAACCGTGTTAGGTATTGCGGCTACAAAAACAACATTTAACTGGTCTGAAGGTGCTAAAGTTGAATATGTTGATCCAGCTAACTTAGTTTATTCTTATACAGATTCACCTTATTTTGATGACATATATTACTGCGGTGAGGTTAAATATATACCTATAAATGAATTAGCTAAAGAGTTTCCGCATTTAGATGAGTTTGAATTAAAAGATATAAGATCTAAATATACAAATAGGCATGGTATAGGAATATATGGTAACAACGATAAAAATAAAGTTGCTGTACTATATTTTAACTATAAAACATATATGAATGATGTTTATAAGGTTAAAAAATTAAATTCTGGAGCAGAAAAATCTATACGTAGAGATGACACTTTTAAACCACCAGCTGATGCAGCTGATTACTCTAGATTACAAAGATCTGTTGAGTGTTTGTTTGAAGGTGTATTAGTTTTAGGTACTGACAAGTTGTTGAAGTGGCAAAAAGCCGATAACATGATGAGAACAAAGAGTGATTTTAACAAAGTAAAAATGAATTATTCTATTGTTGCTCCTAAAATGTATAACGGTAGAATAGAAAGTTTAGTTAGTAGAATTACTGGTTTTGCTGATATGATACAGTTAACACATCTTAAATTACAACAAGTATTATCTAGAATGGTGCCAGATGGTGTTTATTTAGACATAGATGGTTTAGCAGAAGTTGATTTAGGTAATGGAACGAATTATAATGCTCAAGAAGCTTTAAATATGTTCTTCCAAACTGGTTCTGTTGTTGGTAGATCATTTACAGGTGATGGTGATCAAAACCCAGGTAAAATACCTATACAAGAAATATCAAATGGAGGCGGTGCAGGTAATAAATTACAAGCACTTATAGGTAACTATAACTACTACTTACAAATGATTAGAGACGTAACCGGTTTAAATGAAGCTAGAGATGCTTCAACGCCAGATTCTAGGTCATTAGTAGGTATACAAAAATTAGCTGCAGCAAATTCTAATGTTGCAACAAGACACGTGTTAGATGCTTCGCTTTATTTAACTGTAGAAACTGCAGAACAATTATCATTAAGAATTTCTGATATTGTAGAGTATTCACCAACTAGAGATGCTTTCATACAAGCTATAGGTGCTCATAACGTTGCTACACTAAAAGAAATGTCAGAATTACATTTGTATGATTTTGGTATATTTATAAGTTTACAACCAGACGAAGAAGAAAAACAAGTGCTTGAAAACAATATTCAAATGGCTATACAGCAAAAGCTAATTGATTTAGATGATGCTATTGATTTACGTGAGATTAAAAATCTAAAAATGGCTAATCAGATGTTAAAAATACGTAGAAAAAAGAAAATGGAAAGAGATCAAAAGCTGAATGAAAGAAACATGCAGATGCAATCTCAAACAAACCAACAAGCTGCACAGGCTGCTTCACAAGCTAAGATACAAGAAAAGCAAGCTAATGTACAATCTGACATCGAGCTTGAAAAAGCAAAAACAGAAATGAAAATACAATACCTTAAGGAAGAGGCTGCATTAAAAAGAAAACTTATGGATCATGAGTTTGAAATTAACCAAAAGTTAAAAGGTATGGAGTCAGAAGCTAGAATGAAAGGTGATGCAATGAAAGAAGATCGTAAAGATCAAAGAGAACAAGCTAAATTTGAATCAGCTGGTAACGATACTATGGGCCAGGGTTTAAGTATGGGCGGTTTAACAGAAAACTAATTATTTAATAATATTATATCATGGAAGAAAACGAAAACGTAGCTGAAGAGGCTACACAAGAAACTGTAGAGCAAACTACAGAACCTCAGGTTGAAGAAAAACAAGAAGAATCACCAGTGTCAATAAATGAAGACGGTGATATAAAAATAGATTTAACAAAAATACCAGTAGAACCAGAACCAGAAAAAGAAAATGAAACCACAACAGAACTTACAGAAAATAATACTGACGAAGGAGGAATCGTTGAGAATGTTCAACCCGAGGACGCCGGGACCACACAAGAACAAGAAGAAGTACAGCCGGAAACCCAAACACAAGAAGAGACTACAGTAGATGAAGTAGTTGATCTTCCAGAAAACTTACAAAAATTGATGGAGTTTATGGAAGAAACCGGTGGTGGCTTAGAAGATTATATGATGTTGAATAAGAATATAGAAGAAATGGACGACTCTGAAGTTTTGTCCGATTACTATAAACAAACAAAACCACATCTAAATCACGAAGAAATTAACTTTTTACTTGAAGAAAATTTTTCATATGATGAAGAATCTGATAATGAAAAAGAAATAAAAAGAAAAAAAATAGCCTTAAAAGAGCAAGTTGCTGAGGCTAAAGCTCACTTGGAAGAGTCTAAATCCAAATACTATAAAGAGATCAAAGCAGGGGGCAAGCTTACGAGCGAGCAACAAAAAGCAATTGAGTTCTTTAATAGATACAATCAGGAAGAAGAGCAAAACGTAAAAACTGTAGAAAATCAACAAAGAACCTTTTTAAATAAAACAGATGAAGTTTTTAAAAACTTTGACGGTTTTGAGTTTAATGTAGGTGATAAAAAGATTAAATACAATATTACAGATGTTGACGCAGTGAAAAACAAGCAAGTTGATATTAATAATTTCGTTGGGAAGTTCCTAAACGATGGTTTGATGAACGATGCTGCTGGTTATCACAAATCATTATTCACAGCTATGAATCCTGATGCAATAGCGAAACATTTCTATGAACAAGGCAGAACTGATGCTGTAAAGCAATCGGTTGCTGAATCTAAGAACATTAACACATCTAGAGAGTCTCATAAAGTTTATGAAGGTGAAGGAGGTATTAAGTTTAGGGTTTTAGGTGAAGATTCTAGTGATATGAAGCTAAGAATTAAAAAACGAAACTAAATATTAATTTAAAAATTTAAAATTATGGCTGTAACAGGTGTCGCGGCGGCAAAATTAACTGCTGCTCCGCAAAAACAAACGCTCGCTACAAACTATATTGACTTTGCTGATGCAGGTGCAAATAGTGCGAATTGGGCGCAACAATATTTACCAGACCTAATGGAAAAAGAAGCTGAGATTTTTGGAAACAGAACTATCTCAGGTTTTTTATCACAAGTTGGGGCTGAAGAGTCTATGACTGCTGACCAAGTAATTTGGTCTGAGCAAGGTAGATTACACTTATCATATAAAGATGTTAAGTTAACTGCAAACGGTGGAACTGCAACTTTAGGTACATTAAACTTTGACGCTGGTACTACAGATGCTGATGGTAACTCTGTAACTAGTACAACTAGTGCTTACGTTCACGGTATACGTCCAGGTGACATGATATTAGTAGCTGATGCTGATTCAGTAACAAGAGGTTACGTTACTGCGGTAGCTGCTTCTGGTTCTGGTGTTGCAAATGGTGCTGTTTCTTGGAAACGTTATGATGGTGGTAACATTGCTTCTGGTAGTCTTGCAGAAAACCAAGACGTTCACGTAATGGTTTATGGTTCTGAATATGCAAAAGGAACTGAAGGAAGAGCAGGTGCTAATAAGCCAGTATTCAAATCTAGAACTAACAAGCCAATCATATTAAAAGACAAGTATGAGATCTCTGGATCTGATGCTGCTCAAATCGGTTGGGTTGAAGTTTCTGGTGAAGAAGGTCAATCAGGTTATATGTGGTACTTAAAAGCTTCTGGTGATACTAAGGCTAGATTCTCTGACTACTTAGAGATGGCAATGATGGAGTCAACATTAACTTCGTCTCCTATAACAGGTGCTCACCAAGGTGGTAGCTTTAACGGTACTGAAGGTCTTTGGGCTGCTTTAGCAGATAGAGGTAATATCTCTGACGCTTTAGACGGTTCTCCTTCTCATCAAGTTGCTTTACAAGAATTTGATGACATTATTGCAGAGCTTGACAAGCAAGGTGCTATTGAAGAGAACATGATGTTCTTAAACAGAAACGTTGCTCTAAACATTGATGATATGTTAGCAGGTGCTAATGGTGGTGTTGCTGGTGCTGCGGTTGCTAATGTACATGGTGGTAGAGGTACTTCTTTTGGAGTATTTAACAACGATGCTGACATGGCGTTAAACTTAGGTTTCTCTGGATTTAGAAGAGGTTCTTATGACTTCTACAAGTCTGACTTTAAATACCTAAACGATCATGCGACAAGAGGTTTAATTAACACTAAAGCAGGAGATGCTGCGATTACTGGTGTTATGATACCAGCAGGAGTTTCTTCTGTATATGATCAAAATTTAGGTAAAAACCTAAAGAGACCATTCTTACATGTAAGATACAGAGCTTCTAACATGGAAAGTAGAAAGTACAAAACTTGGACTACTGGTTCAGTTGGTGCTGTTACTTCTGATTTAGATGCAATGGAGATGCACTTCTTATCTGAAAGATGTTTAGTAGTACAAGGAGCTAACAACTTTGTATTATTAAAAGGAGCTGGAAACGGAGCTTTTAACTAAGCTAACAGTTCAAATTAACTTTGAAAGGGGAGGAAAACTCCTCCCCTTTTTTTTAACTTATTAAATTATATTATATATTATGGCAAAAAAACAAGAAACAAAAACAGAGGTGCCTGTAGAAACTCCAGTAATGGAAGCACCACCGGTTGTAAAACCAAAAAGAAAAGAACCAACTAATAGAGTAATTGATGGTTGGGAAATTAAAGACAGAGTTTACATATTAAAAGATGGTTTAAAGCCTTTATCTTACCATGTTAGTGCTAAAGGAAAATACTATTTTGATGAAGAAAAAGGTTATGAAAGAGAAATTGCATTAACAGCAAATCAAAACACACCTTTTGTAGACGAGTTTAAAGGACAAGTAAGACCAGCTAGAATAGTTTTTAGACACGGAGTGTTACATGTTCCTAAAAACAAAATTATGGTTCAAAAGTTTTTATCTATATACCACCCTTTAGCTGATAAGTTATGGGAAGAAGTTAAGGATAAAGAAACAGCTATAGATGAATTAGAAGTTATGGATGTGCAGTTAGACGCTATGATTGCTGCTAGAAACATGGATATAGATATGGTTGAAGCTATCATGCGAGCAGAGGTTGGTTCTAAAGTATCTGGTTTGAGTTCTAAGGAGCTTAAAAGAGATATACTAGTATTAGCTAGACAAAAACCTAATTTAGTTCTAAGTTTAATGAAAGATGATAATATTTACCTTAGAAATATAGGTGTTAAGTCTGTTGAGCAAGGTATATTAACACTTTCACCAGATCAAAGAACAATATCTTACGCTTCTAACGGAAGAAAACTTTTAAACGTTCCATTTGAAGAACATCCATATTCAGCTTTAGCCGCTTGGTTTAAAACTGATGAAGGTATGGAAGTTTTAAAATCTGTTGAAAAACAATTAGGATAATTAAACAATAGTATACAGTCACCCTTCGGGGTGATTGCTATACTTTAAAAAAAGAAATAAATGCCAATAACAGTAACTGACATAACAACCATAAGTATAGACACGGTTTATCAAAGAGTATTAGCATTGGCTAATAAAGAGCAAAGAGGTTATATAACACCTCAAGAATTTAATTTACACGCTAACCAAGCGCAGTTAGATATTTTTGAACAATACTTCTATGATTTAGCTGCTATGACAAATTTAAAAGCTAGAGGAGAAGCTGGAAAACCTGGTATAAATAATCCGCTAGAACCTGATTTTGGTGATACTGTAAATATAATTAGAGAAAAACTATCTATATATAAAGGTGCAGACGCAGAACTAGTGCCTGATACAACAAATAAATGTTATCGTTTACCACCACTTGCAACAGGTTTATATAGAACAGGGCGAATGTACTATTCTGGTACAAACGGATCGTCAATCCCACTAACACTTATTGAACAAACAGATATTAAGCCAATTGTAGATATGTACAATGCTAGGAATAATAGCAGATGGCATATTGCAGATAGTGCTGATTTTTTCTATACTGAAAACTCTGATGGTAGTTTTTCTTTATACAAAGAAGATAGTGATACTCCTATAACAGCATCTGGTCAATTAAAAATTGAAGTGATAGCTGGTGTTCCTGCTCCAGTTAAATGGGGTTATGTAGTTGTAAATGAAAAAGCTTTATATGATGCTAGCAACTCTACAGATTTTAACCTACATAGATCTGAAGAAACAAATTTAGTAATAAAAATATTAGAACTAGCTGGTATAACTATAAATAAACCAGGACTAGTGCAAATAGCTTCAAATGAAGAAGCTCAAAATGACGGACAAACAAAATAATAAAAAATGCCAATAAACTTAATAACATTAACGCATAAACAATATTACGAAGGAACTGACAACGCACAGTTAACTGGTGATGGTGTTCAGGGTAGCTATCAGTTTATGAAAGCTTCAGACTTAATAAATGATATTGTAGCAACATATTGTCAACTAGACAAAATGTTAGAAGGAACAAGAGTTTCAGACGTTACATATCATACTTATAGAGCTTTACAAGAGTTTAGTTTTGATACGTTTAGATCTGCAAGATCTATGGAAATAGAAATACCACCTTCTTTAATGATGTCGTTACCTCATGACTATGTAGGTTATACTAAAGTTACTTGGTTAGATAGTAATGGTATACAAAGAACTTTAATGCCAGCTATATTAACTAGCAATCCAACAGCATATCTTCAAGACGCTGATCACGAACTTACTTTTGATACTAACGCTCCTAATGATAGTTTATTAGCCTCTGACTCAGAAACTTGGGATAAATATAAAACAGAAACATCTTCAAGCAACTCTGACCCTTACAAAGATGACACTGATATTTTTGAAGATGCAAGAGGAAGAAAGTATGGTGGAGAACCTAGACATATGAATCAAAATGGATCTTTTTATATAGATTATGATAGAGGAAGAATACATTTTAGTGGTAATTGTGCAGGTAAAGTTGTAACGTTACATTATATAAGTGATGGTGTTGGTAACTTACAGTCTCACACAGGAAACTTTGAAACAACTCCAAATGTACAAGAAGATTTTATTTTACATAAATTTGCTCAAGAAGCTGTGATAAAACATGTATTATACGCTTGTATGCAAGGTAGAAAAAATGTAGATTATAACATGCTACAAATGTTAAAAAAAGAAAAGTTTGCAGAAACTAGAAAAGCAAAAATAAGATTATCAAATATAAAAATTGAAGAGATTACTCAGATACTTAGAGGTAAATCTAAATGGATAAAACACTAAAACTAAATAATGGCTGAATTAAAAAGAAATTTTTCAGGTGCAAAGATGAACAAAGATATGGACGAGAGAGTTTTACCTTCTGGTCAGTATCGAGATGCATTAAACGTACAAATATCAACTTCAGACGGTAGTGATGTTGGCGCTTTACAAACTCTACTTGGTAACACAGAGCTAAGTAATAATATTGTTCCAGCTGATTATTGTACTTGTGTTGGCGCTCATGCAATAGCTGAAAAAGACTTAATATATTATTTTGTTTCAGGTGGTGGCGTTGGTCATTATAAACCTCTTGTTAAAAAAGATTATATAATAGAATACAACACTATTACTAATACTTTTAGATATGTTTTTGTAGATATATATAATGTTGAAGAAGCTCAAGTTGGTAATGATAATACTAATAAGTATTTTACCATAAGTGATAATGGTACTGCAAACAACACAACTGGCGTTAGAGTTGGAATGCATATAACAGGTACTTTTACTAATCACGTAGGTGGTGCTACTAAAACCTTAACATTTGAAGACAACGTTTTGGTAACAGATCTTGTAAAGATTAGCAACGGTTGGCAAGTGTGGCATGATTACAAATGGGACAACGGTTCTAATGGTGAGGCTATACCAGTTAGTAATAATGAAAATATTTATTTTCACTCTGAGTTTGGTGAAAGAATTTTAAATTTTAATCCTTATGTTAAAATAAACAACATAAACCATTTAGAAGGTATGTTGTTTTGGACTGACGGTGTAAATGAGCCTAAAAAAATACATATAGAAAGAAGTTTGATGGGTACTGGTGGTTTGTTACAAGTTGTCGGTTGGGACGACGCTCAAAAAGGTAGTCATACTAATAACACTGGTAATGTTCAAGCTGACTTAATACCACCTTCGTTTGGTGATAACGCTAATTTCCATACTAGAAATGTTATAAAAAGTCCTCTTGGTTTTAGAACATGTTTAAACAGAACTAATGTTAGGCCAGAGTGGATAATGACAGAAAACATAACTGTAATAAAAAAATCACCTAAATATCCTTTAGAATTACGAATGCTAGAAACTAGCATAGATAGAGTTCCAGACTCTACACTAGCAGTTCCAGAGCCGGAAGCAAACTTAACATATGCTGACACGGGAACATCTACTGGTGCTAATGGAACTTTTCAATGGAGTGATGCTAATGGTGATGCTTATGAAGTTGGAGAGATAATATCAAACTTTTACTTTAACCAACCTGTAGATTTTAGAACTGGTGATGTACTATTGTTTACAGATGACTTAAATGTTTTAGCAGATTCTTTTGACGCTGAAATCGCTCAAGTAAGAGTTAAAGTTACTGATGGGCCAAATGGCATGCCAAACAACGGTGGTGAAATTGGACCTTATGAGTTTGAAATAATAAGTATTGCTGAAAACATTGCAACATCACCAACAACTTGGAGATGTAGATTAGACTCACCTCCAGCTTTATTTGAATTTAAATTCCCTAGATTTTCTTATAGATGGAAATATACTGACGGTGAATATTCTACTTTTGCACCTTGGACACAAGTAGCGTTTATACCTGGTAGTTTTGATTATGTTTGCAAAAAAGGTTACAACTTAGGTATGACAAACAGAATGAAAAGTTTAAGGTTAACAAACTTTTTCCCAGAAACTCACATGATGCCAGATGATGTTATTCAAGTAGATTTGTTGTACAAAGAAGATGGTAAGAATGAAATATATACTGTAAAAGAAATAACAAAAAAAGACGGTGCACCTCAATGGCCTGATACAGCCGCTAGTCCTTATAATAGAGGTCAGTATGATTTAACATCAGAAATGATTCATGCTATATTACCTTCTAATCAATTGTTAAGACCTTGGGACAACGTACCTAAAAGTGCTTTGACTCAAGAAATAACTTCTAATAGATTAATATATGGTAACTACAAACAAAATTATGAATTAGCACAGGATTTAAAACTAGATGTTAGTTTTGATCACAAGAGAAATTATTCAACTGAAACTTCTTGCAAAACGCTTAGAACATATCAAGTTGGAGTTGTGTTTAGTGATAAGTACGGCAGAGAAACTCCAGTACAAATACCTACAAAAAGTAGTAGTATTTATTTAGATAAAAAATGGTCTACTTATTCTAATTGTTTAAAAGCAAGAGTTCACCCTAATTCAACAATACCTACATGGGCAGAATACATGAAGTTTTATGTTAAAGAAACTTCAAACGAGTATTACAACTTAGCTATGGATCGTTGGTATAACGCAGAAGATGGTAACGTATGGATTTCTTTTCCATCTGCAGAAAGAAATAAAGTAGATGATGAAACGTTTTTAATACTAAAAAAGAAACATGATAGTGAAGACCCTGTCATTGACAAAGCAAGATATAAAGTTATAGCAATATCAGAAGACGCTCCTTTATTTGTAAAAACAACAAGAAAACCTCATGGAGCGGTTAGAACTACTCAGCAAGGTAGTGGAAGTGGTACGTTTTTTTCTACTGCTAATGAAATTATTATTCCAACAGCGCCAGGTAGTAACGATGGCTGGGACGATATTTTTGGAGAAAGTTGGATGACAGATGTTTATGCTAAAGTTGGAAGAGGTAGTATGCAGGTTAGATTAACAGCTACACTTAACAATGTTACAATGGCAACAGAGTTTGTAAGCATTGCAAGTATTAGAGAGATTGGTGCAAACCACGTTATACGCTTGTCAGCGGCTTTTGGTGACGATGCTTTAATGAGCGCTCAGCTTGGTAACGGTACTGTTGTTAATCCTCAAGGTTTAGGAGATGATAGTAATTTCCCTGTATATAGAGTTGAACTAAGAGAAAATGTTGTAGAAAATAAAGCTGAGTTTGATGGTAGGTTTTTTGTAAAAATATATAGAGATTCAACATTAGAGAATAATGTTTTAACAAACGCTGCTGAGCCTACCACTGCTTATAACATAATTAGTAGTCACCCAGTAAGGTTTATATCTGGTATTGGAGATCAAGGTGATACAAGGCATCCTTCTGTAAATCAAACAGGTCACACTTTCCATAGAGGTAATTGTAATTGGTACGGTTCTGAAGCTAGTAGTCCTGGGACAACCGCAAGTGCTTACGGTCAACCTGGTAAATTTTCTGCTAGCGAGCAAATGGGTTATTATTCTTCTAGAAGTAGAGATAGAAAATATTGGATAAATATGCCAGCTCACGATCAGTGGTGGATAGATGCTGCTGGATATAAACACGACGAATGGACGTGGACAGACGGTAGTGGTTGGCACTCAGATGATAATGGAACTCATCCATCTCACACAGATATAGACAATGGTATGGGAAGAGGAGGTATAAGACATTATTCTGATCGCACTAGAATATATTGGGGAATAAGAAGACATGGTAGTACAAATTCTACTATTGGTAATCAAAACTCAGTAGACTTTTATGCGGCAATGAGAAGAGCTGGTACGCTTTTTAGATTCAGATCAGATCCAGGTCAAGTTGTTTATAGAGTTGTAAGAGCTGTTGGTCATGCAAATGCTTGGAGTCACCATTGGGGTAACGAACCAGACTCTGCTAAAAGAAGAATGTTTATTCATGATATTGTAAGAGATGAAGATGGTTTACCAATGGATTTAGGTCAAGGACAAAATTCAATGACTTGGGATCCTTTAAGCGCAATGAGGCATGATGGTTATAGTTCTACAATAATTGATATAGTAACACCAGATACAACTTTTGGTGCTGATCGAAGTGAGCTTTCTACTGAAGAACCAGCTATATGGGAAACTGAACCAAAAGAAAATGTTGACGTAGATATTTATTTTGAAGCATCTGGCGCTATACCTTTAAATGTTACTCATAAAAATAACGAGTTGTTAATACCTTTATTCTCAACATTTGAAGCTAGAAATGATAGCAACGCTTGGCACGTTGACTCTAACAATGAAAGACAAGTATATAAAATAACAGCTGTTAATCAGCCTTCAGATCAAGACTTAACAAAAATAACAGTGTCACCAGCTTTAGTAGATACTTTAGATCATGATCAGTATATAAAAATAAAAAAATACGACGGTAGTTATTCTGTTCTTTATGTGTCTAAGGCAACTGCAAATCCTTATGCTGCTGGTACACAAATTATTGAAGTTGTAACAGGTAAAGCTCCTTCTAATAAAAGAGCACCATTTGCTCCACAACCTTGGAGAGCTCCACATCACCAACCACAATATTTAGGCTGGCACAATTGCTGGTCTTTTGGTAACGGTATAGAGTCTGATAGAATTAGAGATGATTATAATGCACCTAAAGTTGCTAATGGTGTTAAAGCATCTACTGTTTTAGCTGAACCTTATTCTGAAGAGCACAGAAGCAGTGGTATGATTTTTTCTGGTATATTCAACTCAACAAGTGGTGTTAATAATTTAAACCAGTTTATACAAGCAGAACCTATAACTAAAGATCTTAGCCCAAGACATGGGTCTATACAAAAGCTTGTTAGTAGAGATACTGATACTTTTGCTTTTTGTGAAGACAAAGTTTTAAGAATTTTAACAAACAAAGATGCTTTGTTTAATGCTGATGGTAACGCTAATGTAACGTCTAACAGCGCGGTGCTTGGTCAAGCAACTCCGATAAATGGCGATTATGGTATATCAACAAACCCAGAATCTTTAGCAGTAACACCTTTTGGTATGTATTGGGCAGATCAAATGAGAGGTCAAGTGTTAGCTTTAGAAGGTGGTATGTCAATAAAAAGTATATCTGATATAGGTATGAAAGATTACTTTAATGATAATCTTGAAAACTTATCAGAACTTATAGGTACTTATGATGAAAAGAAAAATGAGTATAATTTAACTTTATGTACTAGAGTAGATAAACGTCAATTTAGACCTACAACAACAACTTTAAGTTATAATGAATTAACTCAAGGCTGGGTAAGTTTTAAGTCTTTTGGCCCTGAAGCTGGTATAAGTTTAAATAATCAATACTATACTTTTAAAGAAGGTAGTATATGGAAACACCATAACAACACAACAACTAATAATTTTTACGGCACTCAATATTATTCTGACTTTACGTTAATATTTAATGATCAACCAGGATCTGTAAAGAGTTTTAATACTATAAATTACGAGGGTACTCAAGCTAGAATATCACAGTTTACAACTGTTAGTAGTAAAACAGATAATAGATATGATAACTTAACAGCTAAAGCTGGTTGGTATGTTGATAGCATAACTACTGACTTACAAGAAATTGATGACATAGAGTTTAAAAATAAAGAAGGCAAGTGGTTTGGTACATTAAAAGGTGTAACAACAACATTGGATAACTTAGATGAGAGAGAGTTTTCTGTACAAGGCTTAGGTAATGCAAGCACTAACAATAGTGGTGATCCAGCAACTGTTTATAAAATAAATGTACATGCACATCCTACAAACGCAGCTGGTAATGTAAATTGGGATTCAAGCGGTGCTGATGCTGATTTTAAAATAGGATCTTTTCAAGTTAATTCAGCTGCTGCTGGTTCTACAGTTCCTGCTGGTACATCAAGTAGTTATATTGATAATTTAACTTTAACAAACGGTCTTTATACTTACTCAGGTTTAGATTTAGACGCTAAAGATTTTAGCGTGCCTAATGGTACAGCGACAACAAGTGGTAGTGGTAATTCAACTGTTTATATTTACACAGCCGCAGTAGGTTGGAACGCTGATCAAAATATTACAAAAGTTGAATTTAGAAACCAAGGTATAGCTGGTGATCCTGCAAACGTTGTAGAAGCAAGGGCGTATTATGATAGTTTCACTATGCCTAGTAGTGATTATGATAGACATTTTGACGTTGATCACGGTGGAACCGCAACAGGTGGTGAAATACTTAGAGATGCTTGTTTACATGTTTCTTATGAAGAGCACGGCGCTGATAATGTTGTAATAGTACCTAGCTCACCTGTAACTGGAATAACTAGAACTGATAATGTTACGTTTTTATCAGGAGCAACAAACATAGCTTCAGATAAATGGAGTGGTACAGTAACACAAGGTGTTACAACTAAAATAGCAGAATATACCATAACAGCTGCATCAGGTTACCACTTGTCAGCACAAAGCCAAAGTGGTGGTGGTGTTGATGTTTCTTGGTTTAACAGGCTATCAAATGCACCTTGGGCTTCTTATTACACTTGGAACGTAACAGACACTTATTATACTTCTACTGGTAACACAAATAAAATTGAAAAGTCTGTTATAGAAATATTTTATACTCCACCAGTAAACGTACCTGGTTTAGATCCAGATCCACCAAGTGGTGAGGGAGGTTTCTGCGCACACCTTCACGATATTAGACTTAGCTACCTAGCTAGAACTATAGTTACAAAAACTAGTTTAGGAAAAAGAGTTACTCAAACAAGCATTTCAAATAGTATTTTGTCACCTACAGATACTGTTACCGTACAAATTGACAGTACTGGTTATACTATACCTACAGATGTAAACGGCTTGTTTTATTCTATGATGGTAAAATTAAATACCGCACAAAATGGAATAGAAAAAGCTTACAACTGGAATACAAGTGCTTGGGTTGATACTACAGACTTAACTGGAAATACTGGTCCACATGGTATTGGTAATCATCAAGGCGCTGATTCAGCACAAGGTAATAGCACTAATCCGTATAGATTACGAACAAACGCTCATGTTGTCACTAACAATGGTACTGTGTTTTTACAATCAATAATGCCTGACGATACTGCTAGTCCTACTGGTACTTATTGTGTGTTTTTTGAAGCTGGTGATTTTACTGTTAACGGCGTTTCTAATGCACCACAAAACATAGCTTTAGCTTCTGGAATACCTACAAACATAAACACTGATGCTGCTAGTAGCTGGGAAGTTGTTGGTAATGTTAGTGGTACTATAACAAAAGGCACTATAACAAATGTGACTGCTTCTGGAAGTGATGTTACTGTTACAGCTGGTAGATCGCTTAAGTCAGTTGCCTCTGAAACAAAGCTAGATTTTCCTTTTACGTTTACATATACAAGAACAGCAAGTAGAACTTTAAGTATAGTCAGACAACCAGTTTTAAACGATTTCTTAGGTTTTGATAACGAGTACACTACAGCGGGTCAAGCTGATAACGCAGGAACTACTATACACATGCCTGATACTACTGGTATTAAAGTAGGTATGTTTGTTGAAGATCTTGATTATGCTAATGGTGAAACTACAAATAGACTTAATAAAACACAAGTGTCAAAAGTAGTTTCAGTAGCCACAAACGACTCTATATCAATAGACGTGGCACACTCTGGTTTACCAGCTAGCTCTAATCTAAGAATATTTAGTGACTGGCAATACGAGCTTATAAATCCTAAAGCTACTATAAACGATCCTAGCACTATAGTAACTGTTACTGGAACAATAAGGCTTAGACAATATGGTAAGTCCGCACCTGACGGTACTATAACTTTACAAGCGTCTAATTTTATAACTTCAACTTCAAACTAATATGCCATCAGTATTAACATTTACACAACCATTAAACGTTTCTTTACAAGTAGGTGATACAGCTTACTATGTACCAACATCTACTTCAGGTGGATATAGTATTAATTCATCAAGTGTTGTTGAGATAGGGGTTGTAACAAATATAACGGGTTTAGTGGTTACAGTAGGAACCCAAATAAACAACCCACCTAATGGAGCTTATATATTATTTAGTAAAGACAATAAAGCTAATTTAAGTTCAGCTTTAGGTTATTATGCTGAAGTTAAGTTTAAAAACAGCTCTACAACAACTTCTGAGCTATTTAGTGTTGGTATAGATACATTTGAAAGTAGTAAATAACGTAAAAAAAGTGTGATTATTTAATTATAATTAAATTAAATATGAATAAAGATATAAAATTATCTACTCGTAAGAAAATCTTAGATTTTCAATCGATGTTGATAAGTGAATCTGATGGGGTGAACATCGTTACACATCAAGACTCAGAATTATTTCCTTTAAAACACACTTTTGCAGACGGTATATATGTTAGACAAATGTCAATGAAACCTGGATCAGTTGTTGTTGGTGCTATACACAAACACTTACATGTTTGGTTTTTACTAACCGGACATATTTCAGTTGCTACAGAAGATAACATTGAAGATTACGTAGCACCATGCTATGTAGTAGCAACACCAGGAACAAAAAGAGTTATATATGCAAATAAAGAAAGTATATTTGTAAACATACATAAAAACCCTACAAACTCTCAAGATATAGAGTGGTTAGAAAAAGAGATTGTAGCTAAAGATTTTAAAGAATATGAAGAATACATTAATCAAAATAAATAAGATATGAGTTTTTTACTAGTAGGTGCTGCCGCTGTTGGTGTTGGTGCTGGTGTAGCCCAAGCTATCGGAGGTTCTAAAAGAAGAAAAGCCGCTGAAGCAGAGGCTAAAATAGCTAAAGCCGAAATAGAACAAAGAAAAAAACAATTTGAACAACTAGATACTAGTAATCCTTTTGCTAATATGGAGAACAAAATGGAAGATCTTGCTGTGAACCAACAAGAAGCTGAGTTTATTAAAGCTCAACAACAGCAAAATCAAGCCAATATATTAAATCAAATGAAAGGTTCTGCTGGTAGTTCTGGTATTGCTGCTTTAGCTCAAACATTAGCTAATCAAGGTAGCATAGACTCTCAAAAAGCAGCTATATCAATTGGTCAACAAGAACAAGCTAACCAACAATTAGAAAGACAAGCTGCATCTCAAATACAAAATGCAGAAAGAGAGGGCGAAATTATGTCAAGAAATATGGAAAGAGATAAGGTGTCAAACCTTATGGCTATGGCTAGCGCTGATCTTGAAGCTGCAAACTATAAAGAACAACAAGCTAACGATCAAATGTGGGGTGGTATAACTAATGCTGCTAGTTCTGTAGCTAGTTTAGCAAGTCCAACACCAATGAAGTCACCGTTAAAAGCAGTTGATGCTGGATTAATAAGCGCTTATAGAGCTGGTGCATTATCTGGAGTAGATCAAAAAGCTGGTACAAGAGCTAGTGGTCTTGTAGATGTAGCTAAGGGTTTTGCTAAAGATGTAAAAGCAAAAAGAGAAGAGACAAAAAAAGAAAATGCTGCTGCTAAAAAAGAAGGTCAAGAGTTATCGCAAGGTGTTTTGGATAGTGCTGGTGCTTTAGGTGATAACTATTTTGATGCGTTTACAACTAATATAACTGCTATGCAGGGTGATTATGATCAAGCTGTTTTAGATGGCGATAAAGAATTACAAGCTAAATTGCAAGGTCAAATGAATACTTATGCTGCAGAAACAGCAAACTTAAAAGACTTACGTATGGATGTTGCAAAAACTTTTGACACACAAAGTGTTGACGGTAAAGAATCTCCAAACTTAATTAAAAATTTAGATGCAGAAACTCAAAACATTTTAAAAGCCGTAATAGATCCTTCAACAAAAGTTAGCACTAAAATGGTTGATGGCAAGGTGGTAACAACTTTTAATGTTAACGGTAAAGAATATACTAAAAATGAAATTGAGCAAAAGCTATATGATTCAAAAGAAGATGTTGTTACTATAAATAGTATACAAAAAGTTAGAGACGGAATAAAAGCTAAAGCTTTAGAAGATGTTGCTATATCTTCTGGTGATGGTGATAATAATTTCACGGCTGATTTTGAAAACATGAGAAAAGATACTCGAAACCAAGTTCAAAAAACTATAAGAGATGGTAATTTAGTGTCATTAATGAATGATGATGTTCTTGGTAATGGTAGAAATTTTGTTGATGACTTGCTAGATTCAAACATGTTTACTTATGAAGGTTTAGGTTTAAAAGGTATTGAAGACGATGACGGTAAAATAAGTAGAGAAGAATTTGAAAAACTATCAGACGAAGATCAAGCCACTTTAATGGATGCTTTAACTAATAGAGAAAATCCTAATTTTGATGAAGATACTCTTGTAGATATGATGTCTAATTATATAGTTGCAGACTTTGAAAACCAATACAACAGAATGATTGGTAGAGGTACTGCTGCTGAAGACAAACAATTAGGTTATGCACAAAATGTACCAACTGGTTCAGATGGTACTGTTGATTACAACGCAATATTAGAAAATATACAAAAAGAAAGCTAATAAATGAAATTTGAATTAAACGATCAGCATAAAGCTGAAATGCAGCAAATATATGAGCACATGTATAAAAACAGAGTTCCTGGCGCTACCATACGTCAGACTCTTGATAAATATGTGGTTGACAAAAACAACGCTTGGGTTGCTGACCAAAATGCCTTAATAAAAAAACAAATTGCAGCTGACAAAAAGTATAACGAGCAGATTCAAAAAGAAAGAGAGGCGGCAGAAAAAGCAAGGTTAGAAAAAGTTAATAATGCTAAAGCTTTAGATAAATCGGCAATGATAGCTGGAGAAGGTGTTGATAATGACTTAGTAAAGACGGCTTTTGATGAAGGTAACTTCAAACCTTTTATAGACAAAAACTCAGGTGAACTTGTTGATTGGTTTAATGAAAATTATGGAGATGTTTTTACAGATGGAAAAGCACAAGTAATAGCTCAGTCTGGCGAGGTTGTATTTACTATAAATGGTGAAAAAATAGAGATAGATTTAGATCCTGATATGTTTGATAATCCAGAACTTTTTTTTACTAATAAAAACGTTGACAAAGAACTTCAAAAAGAATTAGGTTTAACTGGTCCTGAAATGTTAAACTATCAAAAATGGATGAAAGTTAAAAAATTGATGGACGACAAAGTGGCTAATCAAGAAGAGATAGCTAATAGAGAGTATGGTTATAATTTATTAACTGGTGTAAAAAGTGATACTGATAAACTTGGTGGTTTATTTACTTCTTTTGAACAAGACGATTTAAATGGTGCTAATAATTTTTATAGTAAAAACGGTGTAAATGTTTCAATACAACCAGATGCAAGCGCTGCTGAAGGTAGAGTAAATGGTTATTCTGTAACAAGAGACGGTGAGGTTATATTTAAAGGTACTCCAGCTAAAGTACAAGAGTTTTTAGCAGATAAAAATACTTTTACAGACGAAGAAAAAAATAAAATGGATAACGCTAAAGCTAATATAGCTAAGCGTGAGGCCGAGTTATATAAAGAAATACAAATAAAAAATCCAAATATAGCGACAAGAGATGACGCTATCCTAGACTACGCAAAATCCCCAAGATCAAAAACAGACTTAAAAATTGTAACAGACGGTATGTCTGAAGAAGGTTATTCTATACTTGAAAAACATCTTAATACTGAGATAAAAGAAAATAGAATGGTTAACGCTGGCACTAGAACTGTAGAAATGCCTGTTACTGTTGATGGTTGGGAAAAAACAAGATATGAAACTGTATTTAATGATGAAATACGAGAGCAGCTATCTGATGAGGATAAAATTATATTTGACCAGGCTAAACTACAAAGAGACAAGCAGGCTGCTGGCTCAATAGACGAACAGCATGAGTTTAACTTAAAAAAATCTTGGGACGTATTATATAATAAACAAAACAGAGAAGGTGAACGTGATGTAGAAACTAATTGGTGGGCTGAAAGTAGAAAGTTTGACTTGTACAAACAGGGTGAGATAAGAAAAGAAGCTGCAACTAAAATTGATGATAAATTTGTAAACAATCAGAAAAAAGTAATTGAGCAATTAAAAAGAGTTAGGTTAAACGCTCAGAAAGATGGTGTTGGTGTTGAAATGAAAAGATTAAAAGATGGTACTGTTTTATACAAAGCTTTTTCTAATAATCCTGACAATCCTGCAATAAAATATCATCAAGAAAAATTTAACGAAGTAGCTTCTAACGAAGCTGCTTATAGCGATTTACATTTACAAGAAAGAAAAGCATGGTCTAAAGAGTACATGACTTTCATGAAAGACAATCAAGACAACCAACGTATAAACAAGATATTAACTAGAGAAAATGATCTTTCAAATATATTGTTAAACGAGTGGAGTAGTGCTTGGGAAAATATAGGTTATAGTATACCAGCTATATTTGGTAATAAAAATGCTATAACAATGCACGCTAGTAGATTAAACGGTAAAGAATATTACGAACAAGCTATGGATTACAAAACCGCTAGATCAAGCGGTCAATTACGTAGACAAGGTCTTATAACTTTAGCTCAACAAATGCCAAACGTTTTATTAGCCGTGGGAACTCAAGGAGCTGCTGGTTTAGCACTTGGTAGTGCTGCAGGCGCTTATAATATTGCTAGTGCTTTAACAGCAACTGCTTTTGGTATTAATGCTGGTGGTAGTAAAAGAGCTGATTTGACTATACAGCAAAACGCTGCTGAATATGCTAAAGAAGCAAGAGAAGAGTTAATGGCTAACAAAGACAATATGTCTGCTGAAGATTATTACAATAGATTAGCTTCATTAGAACAAACTATTGCTCTTGGTGATATGAGTGATAATCAAATAATACTACAGTCTTTAGCTAGTGGTTGTATTGAAGGTGGTATTGCTTTTGCTTTAGGTACAATACCTAACGCTAGTAAAACAGCTAGAGGTTTAATAGGTAGTAGTGCTGCTTCTGATATAACAAAAGCTATAACACTTAGTAACACTGCTTACATTGCAAATTCACTTGCTGCTATAGGAACTAGAACTGCTGGTGAAGTTGTTGAAGAGCTTGCTATACATTTTGGTGACGCCGCGTCTGAAGCTTTAATATTAAATAGAGATTTTGATTATGAAGGTTGGGAAGATGTTATATTTAGCTCTATAATTACAGGTGGTACAATGAATATTCCTGGTGTAGCAGTTCCATCTATACATAAAAGATTTTTTAACGCAGATATACAAAACGCTAGGGCTAAATATCAAAACTCTAAAAATAGACAAGAAGAGTTAGCTATGAAAATAGCTAGATCAACCGATGAAGTACAAAAAAATCTTTATAGAGAAGCTCTTGTTGTTGAAGCAAACACACAAGCTAGACTTTCAAGTAATAATGAAGTTGCAACACTTTTACTTGGTGGTAAAAAAATGAGCCAACTAATGCGTAATGGTTATGTGTTAGACGGTATATATGGCGAGGCTGGTGTAATAGAAGGTGATAGTTATCAAATTAGAGAGCAAAAAGTAAAGCAACACATAGAAAGTTTACAAGGTGAGGCTAGAAAAGATTACGAGTCTAGATTAAAAGACGCTTTAGACACTGATAAGAATATATTTAACTCTATTAACTACAAAGAGGGTTGGAAAGCATGGGGACAAAGAGGTCAAGTAGTTCATGAAAACTTTTTAAAGACAGATTCTCGTTATAAAGATCTTTCTGACCAAGAGAAAACATTAATGGTTCATGAGGCTATTAAAGCTGACATGAATAAAGCATTAATAAATAAAGCTAAAAAAGACCCACAATTAGTACAAATGGTAGAAAGAGATGTTTATGGAGCTCCATTTGCCTTAGCAAGAACTAAAGATGGTAAGAAAAGACAAAGAAGGGCTAAAAAAGCTGAAGAAGCTGCTTATTTAAGGGCTGGTAGATTATTTGCGGCAATGACTGGTAATGCAATAGCTAAAAATACAGATCAACAAATAAACGCAGAGTTAATATTTGATAAACAAAAAGGAGCGCCAAGAGTTGTTCAAGTAAGTGATAAAGGCTTTGAATATGATATACGCAAACTAGCTCAAGAAGAAAAACTTAGCGAGAAAGAATTGTTAAATTTAGAAAGATTAATCGAAGAGGTTAGAAGCGGAGAGACTAATGGAGCTTATTTAGATGGACCAAACATATTAATAGCTGCAGACGCTTCTCAAGCTACAAAATTATTAAACCAAGATATGCCTGCTTTTGAAGTTGGTACAGTTTGGGCACATGAAACTAGACACGCTGCTGATACAAAAGCTTTTACTCCTCAAGAAATGGCTGTTTATACTCAAAATCTAGCTTTATGGATTAAAGAAAATGCTCCGCATATATATGCTCAAGCTATGTCAAGGTTTGATAATGCTGGACTTATAGATCCAGAAGTTAACTGGTTATCACCGTTTGAAGACGCACAAGAAAATTTAAAGTTCCATATGGAATTTGGTACTTATGTTGAAGATGCTATTGATCTTGAAGGTGGAACTGTAAACAATGGTGTTGTGCAAAGAAAGCTTGCTAAAGTAAAACCAGGTATTATAACAAGAGGAAGAGCTTTGGTAAACGCAGATTTTGAAATAAACACACCTGAAGCTGCAGCTTATTACTTTAATGATTTTAGAAAAAACTTTCAAAGAGGTAAAGAAAGTCCAATGGCTAGAGCTAGAATAGAAGCTAGAAAAAGAAAAGGCATTGAAACAATTAGTGGTCTTGGTATATTAAAATCAAAATCTAACTTACAAGGTATATTAGATCAAAGAACTAACAACAAACCTAAAAAATCAGATATAGCACCAATGATTTCAGACATGTTTATGATGGATTCTGATGGTGAGTTTACTACAAATTCTAATAAAAGATCTGCTTTTGAAAGTGAAGTAGGTGGTATTATAGAAAGTATAACAAAAAGACTTTACGATAGAATACCTGCAGAGCTTAGAAAAGGTTTGGATAGAAAAACTTATGTAGAAACGTTGTTAACTGATGCAGCTGATATACTTATAAGAGAATATGATCCAGCTATACAAAATATGGATAAGTTTTTAAGCAGTAGACTTAATTTAAGAGCTAATGATTTAGCAAAAAGACTTGGCGTTCAAGATCAATTTTTAAGTGATTTAGATACTGCTAATAGAGTTTTAACAGATGATGACACTGATGTTGATTTTGATGATGAAGGAAATGTTTTAACCCCTGAAACACCTTTTACTGATGGATTGGCCCTTAGTCAAGAAAATCAAAATACTGTCTTAGACCATGTTAAATTAAACCTAGGAGGTATTTTACCTAGTATAACCGCAGAACGTGGTAAAAATGCTGTGGTAAGCCCTTTGGTTTCAGTTCTTAAAAAAGAATTTTACAAAGAAAAAAATCCTATACAACAAGTTATAGAAGCTACAATGGGTAAAACACCACAAGAAGTAGAGATGTGGTTAAAAACTCCTAAAAACAAAGCTCTTATATTAAAACACATGCCAACTACTTGGTTAGCTAAAAACTTGCCTAAAGCTGTACAAAAGCTAGTTATACAAGAAGATGGTACAAAAGTATGGACAACAGACTTCCAAGGTAGAACTAAAGGTACAAAACCTGGTCAAGTAGATTTTTATAGATCAAGTGAAGAGGGTCCATACAAAGGTATGACTGATGGTAAACAAAAAATCAGACGTAACCCTAAGGCTATGACTGATATAACATCTGTAGATATTATTAAAAAGTTCTTTAATGGTACTACAATGACAGAGCTTAGAAGAGGTGGTCTTGACACACTAACTAGAGCTATGGCTCAAGAAATAGGTTTAGAACAATTTAGATCACAATTAATTGGTGAAACAGATATTGCTGATATATTTAAATCAAGACAAGAATTGTTATATGGTGAACTTGCTGATAATGCTGTTATACAAGCCGTAGAACAACTTGAAAGAGGTAACGTGCTAAAAAGTGACAGAGTAATAAACAGAGAGTTATTGTTTAAAAACTACGACAAAAGTGGTATGTTAGAATTAATAATACCAACTGTTAGAACGGCTGTTAATATTGGTCTTGATTCTGAAGAGGTCGATATACAACTTGCTATGTTGGATGCTCAATATCCTGGTTTAGGTAGCGTTGCAGAGCTTATAATACAAGATCTTTATGCTGGTAACGTAAGTAAAGATAATATAAAGTTTTTAGAACAAATAACTAACCACCCAGGTATTCCTGCTGAACTAGCAGATATGATAAAAAACAAAGGTCATCAACTTAGAGGTAAAGATAAAAAACCAAACGCAAATGCACAGCGTTACTCTAAAATGGTAAACATGCTAGTTAATGATTACGGTATGGATAGAGGTTTTATTGATGCTTTAGGTGGTGATATGGCTATACTAGGTTATTTTAACAGAGCTTTAGATGCTGCTAAAAACTCTGCTAAGTTTGATGGCCCAGCTCCTTTTCACCCAGATCAATTAAAAAACAAAGGCAAGTTAACTGACGACAATACAGGTTACGAATCACAAGATATAATATTAGCTAATAAGAAAAATACAAAGCTAAGAAAAATGTATACACCTTTACTACATAGTAACGCTACTATTAGTGAAAAGCTTGCTGCATTAGAAAAAATTAAAAACACTATTGAAAAAGCAAATATTTCAAACTTAGGTCATTTAAAATATTTTTGGAATAAAATAAATCAAGCTTATAAAGATGGTAAAATAAAAGATATTGACTTAGTAACACTTGCTCAAATACAAACAAATATTGTTTCTGGTACAAGAGCTTTGAGTGGTATAGATTACTTCATGTTTGGTAACTACATTGATAATACTAAATTTAAATTAGCTGAAATTAATGCTGATTACGATGCTTTTGTAGATAAGTTAAGTAAATATGATGATTATGAATTTGTTTACAATAGAAAGTTAGCTGATGTAAGAAAAAAGAATCCTAAAATGACAGACGCTGAAATTGAGCGAGCTGCAAACGTAGCTACATACAAAGGTCTTGTTGTTAAAGGTGAACATATAGGAGCTTCTGCAAATACTTCTGCTGATGTAATTACGTCTATTATACAAGGAAAATATAATGACAGCGTGTTCGACAATATACACAAAGATCATACGCAGTTTTTTGGTCCTAAATATGTAATGGACATTATTGACAAGTTAGGACAAACAAGTAGACTAGGTCATGTTAGAATAACCCAAGGACTAAAAGGTTTTCCTAAAATATTAGAAAGAATATATCACGTAAGTGGTCAAAAAGCTGACGCACGTATAGCTGATATTATTAGTGTAGATAAATTATTTAAAACGCGTGATGAAGTAGCAAAAGAAACAAAGTTAGGTAAACTAAATAATGATGCTAGAACTTTAAAGTCGGCTAATCGTAAAGGCATAAGTGTATTAGATTTTGACGACACGCTTGCTACAAGCAAATCTTTAGTTGAGTTTACAAGACCAGACGGTACAACTGGTACGTTAACACCTGCGCAATATGCTGCCGAATACGAAAGCTTAGCTGATCTTGGTTATAAGTTTGACTTTTCACAATTTAACAAGGTTATTGATGGTAAGATAGCACCACTATTTAAAAAAGCTTTAAAGTTACAAGAAAAATTTGGTACTAACGATATATTTATATTAACAGCAAGACCTCAAGAAGCTCAAAAAGCTATACATAAATTTTTAAAAGATAACGGTCTTGATATACCTATAAACAATATAACTGGTTTAGGTAATAGTACGGCTGAAGCAAAAGCATTATGGGTTGCTGACAAAGCGGCTGAAGGTTATAATGATTTTTACTTTGCTGATGATGCTCTTAAAAACGTACAAGCTGTTAAAAATATATTAGATCAGTTTGATGTTAAGTCAAAAGTTAGACAAGCTACTTTAAGAAGTAAATCTGAGGCCTCTACTTTAAACGAAATGATTGCTAGAAACCTTGGTATTGCTGAGTACAAAGAATATTCTGAAGCTAAAGCCAAACTTATTGGTAAAAAGAAAGGTAGATGGAAGTTTTTTATACCGCCTAGCGCAGAAGATTTTAAAGGTTTAATGTATCCATTGTTAGGTAAAGGAGCTAAAGGTGATGCTGACATGCAGTTTTTTAAAGATGTATTGTTTGATCCATACTCTAGAGGTGTAGAACAAATGAATCGCATGGCTCAAGGTTTATCTGTAGATTATAAAGCTTTAAATAAGCTTATGCCAAAGGCAAAAAGAAAGTTAAACAAAAAAATACCTGGAACAGAGTTTACTTACGATCAAGGTATTAGAGTTTGGATGTGGACAAAAGCTGGTGTTGAAGTTCCTGGTATATCAAAAACAGACATTAAACAAATAAACAAAGCTATTAATGCAGATCAAGAAATGATTGATTATGCAAATGGTATATTAAGAATTACTAAAAATCCTAGCTATGTAACGCCTTCAGAAACTTGGTTAACAAGTACAGTTGCAATGGATCTTTACATGATGACACAAGGTGATAGTCGTAAGGATATGTTAAGTGAGTTTATTGAAAACAGACAAAAACTATTTGGTGACTGGAAAGGTAATAGATTAGATGGTCCTTTAATGAACAAGCTAGAAGCTGCGTTAGGTACTAATTGGAGAGATGCTATGGAAGATATACTATGGCGTATGGAAAATGGTACTAACAGAAACTTTGGTACTAACAAACTAACTAATCAATTTACAAATTGGGTTAACAACTCTGTTGGTGCTATCATGTTCTTTAACGGTAGATCAGCCGTGCTACAAACGTTATCAACAATAAACTTCATAAACTGGTCAGATAATAATCCAGCTAAAGCTGCAGCTGCATTTGCAAACCAAAAACAGTTTTGGAAAGACTTTGCGTATCTATTTAATTCAGACATGTTAAAGCAAAGACGTGCTGGTAACCAAAGATCTGTTAGTGAAAATGAAATAGCACAAATGGCAGAGAGAAACGGTGTTAGTGGTGTTTTAAATAAATTGTTAGAGTTTGGGTTTTTACCTACGCAAATTGCAGATAGCTTTGCTATTGCTTCTGGTGGTGCTACTTTTTATAGAAATAGAATAAAAACATACATGAAACAAGGTATGTCAAAAGCTGAAGCTGAAGCGAAAGCATTTACTGACTTCCAGAAAATAACTGAAGAAACTCAACAGTCTTCTAGACCTGATATGATCTCTTCACAACAAGCTTCACCACTTGGTAGATTAATACTTGCTTTCCAAAATACACCAATGCAATATGCTAGGTTAACTAAAAAAGCTATACTTGATCTTAAAAATGGTAGAGGTGATGCTAAAACAAATATATCTAAAATAATGTATTATGGTGCTATACAAAATATAATATTTGGTTCATTACAACAAGCACTGTTTAAATACATGTTCGATGATGAAGATGAAGAAAAAGATAAAAAGAAAGCTGAAGAAAAAGATAGAGCTACATTAAGACTTGCTAACGGTGTTGTTGATTCTTTCTTACGTGGTATTGGAGTTGCTGGCGCAGTTGTTGCTACACTTAAAAATATGATAATGAAGTTTGTAGAGGAAAATCAAAAAGGTTTCCGTATGGACACTGCTGCTATAATACTTGAGATGTTACAAATATCTCCACCTGTTGGTAGTAAAGTTAGAAAGGTAAATACAGGTCTTAGAACTTATAAGTTTAAACGTAGAGAAATAGAACACATGGACACGTTTGATATAGATAATCCTATATGGTCACCTATTACTCAAACAATATCTGCATTAACTAACATACCTACAGATAGATTATATAAGAAAATTATGAACTTACGTGAAGCAGCTAATAGTGATAATGCTACTTGGCAACGTATAGCTATGTTGCTTGGTTGGAACACTTGGGATGTTGGCGTAAGAAACCAAGAGGTTATAAACGCTAGGGGTGAAATAGAAGAAATAAGACAAAAGAAAAAAGAGGAGGAAAAAATAGAAAAGCAGAAAGAAAAAGAAAGGTTAAGAAAAGAAAGAGAAGCTAGAGAAGTTCAATGCTCTGCGTTTACAAGAAAAGGTAAAGGCCCTAGATGTAAGAATAGAACTGAAAACAAATCTGGCAGGTGCTACGCTCATCAGTAAAAAACAATAAAAACAAGTGATTAAAAAGATATGAAGAAAATACTAATAATATTACTGGTAATCATAACATCTTGCGCTGCTCCAAAAGACTGTTGTGCTCAAGTAAATTTAAAGAAATACTTTAAGTTTGCTACGTTTTATGCCGCGGCAAATGGTGGTACTTCTATATCTGATGTAGAAACGTTTTCAGTTACAAATGGACTTGAAACAGCTACAATACAAACACCATACGACTATAATCTAGCATTAGGTATACGTAAGATCGCTAGGTTTGGTTATGAAAACAGAGCACAAACGT